GGCAAGGATGTTGTTGACCCAGATCACCCACAGAACTTTCTAGGCCGGTTAAGAATCAGTGACCCACAGGCACTAAACGACCCGAGACCAGAACGAATCACTGACTCGTATACATTCAAGTATCCAAGTCTCGATGAAGCAACTCTCGAGCCATTTGGTTCGCCCGAACCAGCACGAGGACAAGTAGGCAATGTCACAGTTAATACATGAGGTGAATGATGATGAAGAAGAAGCCGAGCGGGAAGCCGAAGAGTATGTCGGGATATTCCAAGGGTGGTGTTATGAAGAAGATGGGTGGTGGCGTGATGAAGCCTGTTAAAAAGATGAACCAAGGTTCACGTCGCAGACCAGCCCCAGTCGAGGAGCCAAAGTACAAGGATCCATTGCTTCAAGCTCTTGAAGAGGAGCGTCGTATTAAAGAGGCAAGCGGTGACTACGAAGAAAAGCCGAAAGGCAAGAAGTACGGCGGAAAGCTAAAGAAGATGGCTAACGGCGGTAAATGCCGTGGCATGGGCATGGCGTCACGCGGCGGTAGCTATAGCCGCAACGGTTGAGGTAGATCATGACACTCGCAGAGCTCAAGCAACAGATACAGGATTACTGTGAGAACAGTGAGACTACGTTTGTTAGCAACCTAAATAACTTCATTGAGGGCGCGGAAGAGCGGATCTTTAAAAATGTTCAATTGAACTTTTTCCGCCGGAACCAAGTTGGCTCAATGACGAGCTCGAACCAATACCTCAATTGCCCAAGCGATTTCTTAGCCCCATACTCAATGAGCTTTACAAGCGGTACAACGAAGACGTTTCTTCTATATAAGGATGTGAACTTCCTACAAGAGGCGTATCCGGACACGTCCGCAACAGGCACCCCAAAGTATTACGGCTTCTTTGATATTGACAACTTCATCATTGCGCCTACGCCTGATTCAGGGTACTCAGTTGAGTTACACTATTATTATCGACCTGCAAGTCTAACAACGCAGGGCGACAGTGGAACAACATGGTTGTCTGAGAATGCACCGCAGTCTTTGTTATACGGTGCGCTGATCGAGGCGTACACCTTTATGAAAGGCGAGGCAGATGTGATCACGAACTACATTAATCAGTTCAATGCATCATTCGATAGACTGAAGAACTTTGGTGAGGCTGTGGAAGACACAGACGCCTATAGATCCGGCTTAGTCCGCAGGAAACAAACATAATGGAGTTGAATCTTCATGTGCCCGAAACACCTTTCGTGAAGGTGCATACAACAGACAACAGGGGCTTTACCCCAGAAGAAATCGCAGAGCGATGTGCAGACAAGCTGATCAGTATCTCTGACACAGCGGACCCTGTCCTGCAACAGCAGGCCAGAGCATACCGCGAAGCAATGGTGAAGGTTATTTCCTTCTACATGAAAGAGGCCATCCAGTCCGACAGGACGACCATATATAATGCTCTTATGGATGCAGGCCAACCAAAACTTGCCAATGCAGTAAGGAGTTTATGACATGGCAATTTCTCAAGCGATGTGCACATCTTTCAAGCAACAGTTGCTAGAAGGAAAGCACAACTTCCGTTCAGGCGGACACACGTTCAATTTAGCACTGTACACGTCTTCTGCGACTCTTGACGCAACAACGACTGACTACTCTGTTACGAATGAAGTCTCTGGGACTGGATACTCTGCGGGTGGATCTGCGTTAACCAATGTGAATCCAACAGCATCGGGCACCACAGCGTTCACAGATTTTGCTGACTTGACATTCTCAACAGCAACAATCACTGCGAACGGCGCTTTGATTTACAACACCACAACAGAAGGCGGATCAGGAACAACGGACTCTGTTATCGTTCTTGCTTTTGGCGGAGATAAGACATCAACCGCTGGTGACTTCACAATCCAGTTCCCAACTGCTGACGCTTCTAACGCAATCATCCGTATTGCCTAAGGGGTAAGTCATGGCTGACATTACCGGCTGGGGGCGTGGCGCGTGGAGCGCAGGTCCTTGGGGCGAACCAGTACCAGTTGAGGTTACCGGTGAGTCAGCCACAGGTGGCGTTGGATCTGTCACAGTTGTTGCAGAAGCCAATGTCCCAGCAACAGGACTTCAGGCGACAGCCAATGTAGGGTCCGTAATAGTTACCGCTGATGCCAATGTTGGCGTCACAGGTAATCAAGCCACTGCATCCGAAGGAGCCGTTTCGGTTACCGCAGAGGCGAATGTTTCAGCCACAGGATCAGAGGCGACAGGACAGGTTGGGACAGCGTCTGTCACAGCAGACGCAAATGTGCCAACGACAGGGTTGCAAGCGATAACCAATGTCGGCTCGGTATCTGTTACCGCAGATGCGAACGTCCAGCCAACTGGACAAAGCGCAACGTGTCTAGCGGGATCGGCCACAGTTGTCGCAGAAGCAAATGTTAGTGTCAGCGGAGAAAGTGCAAATGCACTTAATGGTTCCGTCACTGTCAGCGCAGATGCAAACGTCCCTCAGACAGGATTAGAGGCAACTACAGGCGTAGGTTCTGTCGCAGTACAGGCGAACGCTGATGTCGCTGTCACAGGACTTCAGGCGACTGGAACCACGTCATCCGGCGTGATTGACATCAGGATTGATGTCACAGTACCAGAGACAGGGTTCGCTATCACACCAAATGTTGGCACCGTTACGGTAGCCGCAGATGCTAATATAGATGTAACAGGATTCACGATCACAACAGCGCTTGGAGATGTGTTCCTGTGGAGCGAGATCGACCCATCTCAAAGTCCGGGGTTCTCAGTAGTGAGCCCGAATCAAACACCGAACTGGACACCGGTCGCACCAAGCCAAACACCAGAATGGGAAGAGATTGCCGCTTAGGAGAATTGAATGGCAAGTACATATTCAGTCAATACAGGTATTGAGCTGATCGGGACCGGCGAACAGTCGGGAACATGGGGCACAACAACCAATACCAACCTACAGATTATTGACCGTGCTCTGAATGGCGTTGGTACAATCGACCTTTCAGGATCAGGTGCGGCCCACACACTCACGACAACTGACGGAACACTTTCGGATGGCATGTACGCCGCCATTGTGCTGTCAGGCGCGACCGAAGCATGCACGGTAACCATCAGCCCGAACGATGGGGATAAGACATACATCGTGCACAACAACACATCCTTCACATGTACTCTCACACAGGGTACAGGAGGAGACGTTGCTGTCGCCGCAGGTGACACCACGATTGTGTATGCAGACGGCGCAGGGGCTGGCGCTAAAGTAACTGACGTTGTCGCATTGATGAACATCGCAAGCTCGCAGGTATCAGGACTTGGCACAGCGGCCACGCAGGACGTAGGTACGAGCGCGAACAATGTCGTACAATTAAACGGCTCGGCCCAACTACCAGCGGTAGACGGATCGAATTTAACAGGTGTTGCAACGGCAGGTTTCTCTGTTGCGATGGCAATTGCACTATAGGTGAGATATGGCACAGGACTTTGAACGAGATATTGCCAGACAGATTGGAACCTCAGCAACCACGTTGCGGACAGCAGATTCTGATGACGCTCTGGTGGGCATTAGCTTGGCGAACATTACCGGATCACAGATTCTGGTCGATGTTTACATTACATCAAGCGCGAACGACTACTACTTAGGCAAGGACATTCCAATCCCTGCCGGTGCATCACTCCAGTTACTGGACGGTGGTGCGAAGGTCGTGTTGCAAAGTGGTGATGCCCTGAAGATTGTTTCTGACACAGCAAACAGTTTGGATGCGTGGGTCTCGGTTGTAGACTCGATTTCTACATAAGGTGACGTATGGCTTACTTAGGTAACAGACCCGGATTCCAGTACCAAGAAACGACTGTCCAACAGTTTTCTGGTGACGGATCGACTACATCGTTTACGCTCAACAAGAAGACCACAACCAATGATTGTGAAGTCTTTGTTGAGAACGTACAGCAGGAGCCGTCTGTTGCTTACGGTATTGGCGGTGCAACGCTCACATTTACTGCGGCACCTCCGTCTGGCACCGACAACATCTATGTGATCTTCCGCCAGAAGGCGACGGTCCGGACGAACACAGCAGACAAATATAACGCAACGCTCTTTCAGAATCCGAAGACAATCAGTGAAGACATCGCAGTGGACGCAGGGTTTAACGCCTGTGTTGCTGGTCCGATCACAGTGTCCGCCGGAGTGACATTGGGCGTTCCAACAGGTAGCAGATTGGTGATTGTATGAC